CCATAATCCAATTTACGAACACGATTATCTTCAGTTCCTTTGTTGTTCTTCAGTACTAAGATGTCTTCTATTTCTTGATGCCAGATAGGAAAGAAAACTGTAGCACTTCCACCACGAATCCCGTTTTGTGTACAGCATCTAACAGTTGACTCAAACTTTTTGAGGAATGGGATAACACCCGTATGAGCAACTTCTCCTCCCCTAATTTTACTGTTGACCCCACGTATTCTACCAGCATTGATGCCGATACCAGCCCTTTGAGAAACATACCGGCCAATAGCCATGTCACTGCTAAAGATGCTATCGAGGGAGTCATCACTATCAATAAGAACACAACTAGCAAATTGTCTAAGGGGTGTTCTAACTCCCGCCATGATTGGTGTTGGGATGTTGATTTTGTGTTTGGAGATTGCATTGTAGTAACGACGAACGTAATCTAGGCGAGTTGACAAAGGATAGTCAGCAAACAAAGTAACAGCAATCAACATGTACATATACTGTGGAGTCTCAAAGACTTCTCCAGTGCTACGATCCTGAACCAAATACTTGTCTACAACTTGACGAAGCCCAGCATAAGAGAAGAGATAATCACGATCATGTTGTACCCAAGAATTGATTTTTGCCCAATCCTCATCACTATACTTATCAAGAATCTCTTCATCGTATACTTTTAAGATAGTGGAATTATACAAAGCCACATCATAAAGACTAGGCATTCCCTCTTTCCAAATGTTTTTATGAAACACTTGTTTACGAAGAGAGAACAAGAGAAGGCGAGCTGCCACAAATTGATAATTTGGATTGTCTAATGAAATGAGATCGCTAGCTGAACGAATAAGAATTTCTTGAATTTCTTCTGTAGTAATACCATCATAGAATTGAATTCCTGAATTCATTTCAACTTGTGAAGCAGATACTCCAGCAAGATCTTCACAAGCTTCTTCCACCATACGATGGATTTTATCTAAATTTAGATTCTCAATGGTTCCGTCACGCTTTTGAACTTTAATGCTGTTGCTCATACTTTCTTCCATTCGGTTAACTTAAGTTTTGCTTCTAATCCCTGATAGGTATTTGATTGTACTACATTTTGAACGTCGTGTCCAGTCATAACCATGTCATTGATATCTTTTTCAACAATGCCAGTGGGCCAAATAACTACTCGTTCACCAGCATCAATTGTTTTGATGTATTTCTGAACGATCTCTTTGTTTCTTGGTTCGTTGTCAAAGACGTATACCAGTTGATAATTATTACTGCCGATGTTAACATCACTGCCACACATAGCAATGCTATTGGAAAGGAACATGCTGTCAAGCGGTCCTTCGGTGACATAGATTATTTCATTTTCATCTACTCTATCCATCCCAAATATCTTGGTCTTTGAATCATCTAACATGATTGTGATGTATCTAATCTTGGCTTTGGGGGCCATTGAACGACCCTGATATCCAAACATGTTACCTTCTTTATCCCTGAGTGGTATGATAATTCTGGGACCATCTTGCTTCAAGTTTGGAAATACATCCACCTGAGAGTTCGTCCATTCTTTAAATTTGGGACAGTAGTAAAAGTAATCTAACTCTTTAATTTTTCGTTCTTCTAAGTACACCCTAGCTGGATGTGTAATATTTAGTTCTGAAATCTTATCAAGCTCTATCCCAGTTTTCCTCTTTTTAAATTCTGGTTTAGTGAATTTAAAGTCAGGATTTTTAGTTTGTGTGTTCTTGCCAGTAAGACCTTCACGATAGCGTTCCATCACATACTGGTTGTGAAGATGAGCACAATTATCTTTCAGAAAATTAGTAAAGGTTCTTCCTACACCACAGTTATGGCACTTAAACACAAAATCATTTTTAACTTTAAAGATGTATCCTCTGGTTTTATTCTGGTGCTTCTTACTATCACCGCAGTAAGGACACCTAAAGTTGTAGAGGGAATCTTTTTTCTTTGAAAATTTTTGAAGCTGAGGAGAAACTAGACCAATGTATTTGACATCAATGTAACTCATTACTTAGTGTGGGTCTGTCGGTTGCCTCCATCATAGCGCATAGGGAGCATATTGTCAACCAGTGGGACGATGATTCCGATAACTAAAATGGCAGCCCCAACGATAGCGACAGCCTGCCATCTGAACTTAGTCAGATCATCTACAGTTTTTTCAATAGATTCTATTCTTTTCAGCACAGTACGATGCTCTATAGAATTTTGATGTTTAACATCCTCTATCATTTTAATGATAAGTTCATCTGTCTTGATTGTCTGGGCGATACGTTCGTCGTGCTTAGCAAGAATAGTAGCAATACGAGAATTTCCTTCGGAAATTTTATCTACAGCGTTCTCCAACTTGTCGAGCATCTCTCTTGATAGGGACTCATAGATGTTTAATTTAGATTCCAGTACATCCAATTTAGCAAGGTCTTTTGAAAAATTATTAAACATCTTACCATCCTTAAATATTTTTTACGGCAAAATCAAGAGCACTTTGATATGTCGAAGCATTTTTATTAAGCATGTATCTGTATGTGTCTTGGTTCTCTGGAGCCAGAGAAGCATAGGCAGCAGCAATTTTTTTAGCTGAAAAATTATCTAAATTTTGTGACGAGCCATCATCAAATTGAATTTTAGCAAAGGTCGTTTCACCTCTCATATCCAATTCGGAAGTTGCTACTTGTAAAGCAACATCAAGAGCATCAAGTTGGTTTGATTCAATCATCATGTTTTTCCCAGTGTTAGTAAAAGATTCTTTTGTAGATACTTTCTGTTGTTGTTTAGAAGCTCTCTTTTTAAAATCGGAAAGGCGAGCTTTCATTAATATATCCATTTCTTTAGTTTTATCCATCATTTTTTTCTTCGCCTCATCACGTTTTTTCTGTAGGTCTTTCTGGCGGTTAAGCTTTTTTTGCTGGCCAATTTGTTTCTGGGCTCTCTCGGTTTCGGAGGGCACCGCTTCAGAAATAATTTGTTCTAATTCTTCTTTCATTTTTTTACGTCTTGAAATACGAGAGAGTAGTTTTTTAGCGCCCTTTGAACGTCCATCAATATAGTCGGTATTATTTTTTTTATACTGTCTATGTTGTTTTGGATTCACTAAAACAAACGCTGGAGGTAGTTGAAGGCCACTGCCGTCGCCAGCAGAATTAATCATTTCACTTATAATAGGTTCAGTTGTTTTAGACATTCTTCGTCAACATCTTTATTAAGGGTCTCTGGTAATCTATTTAGGAATAGCAAAAATGCTTTCAAAATTGGCCAGTAAGTTGCTTCTAATTTAAAAAATAAAAGCGGGGTAGCAGCATCATCAAATACATTATACATTAATATAATATGATTTAGAATAAGATGAGTTTTCAATTCGCCGGTTAGTTCATAGCGTTTAAGTAATCTTTTGATGTACTTAAATCTATTTAAATCCTCTTCAAAATCTTCGTAGGTTACTGAAGAAGGATTGTCATAATGTTTAATAGCAAAGATAATCCAATTATCTTTTGTCAACTCACCAATGTTCATTTAGTATCAAGCAGCAGTTACAGTTAAAGTTGCCGTGTTTGAAGTGGCTTCAGGCGCACCAGTGCTTGATGTAACCTTCACACGATATTTCTTACCACTGTCAGCAGTTGTTAATGTAGTTAAAGCAAGGGAAGCTGAAGTAGCACTCGTAACATTAGTCCACTTAGTTCCTGTAGCAGTCTGTGATTGCCACTGGTAATACTTAGTTCCAGTTCCCGTAGCTGTTACAGAGAAAGTAGCAGCAGCGGTAGCGACAGTAGCAACATCAAAGGTTAGGTTAGCAGCGCCGCCAGCACCTAAGTCGGCGTCATCAATGGTAATAGTTTCATCAACGACAAAACCAGAACCAGCTCCGGTTTTGGTTACTGTAGCAGCACCAGAACCATCAACAACTACAGTAAATGTAGCTCCAGTTCCTGCAGCTTCTGCAACATAGTCGGAAGCGCCGATAGTGTAGGTTCCCTCAGTTCTAAGGGCATCAGCAGCTCCAACGGTATCAACCGTTAGGATGGCTCCAGCTGGAGCCTGAGTGCTTTGATCTGCTACTGCAGAAAGAGTTAGAGTTACGATAGCGTCAGCAGCGTAACGATCATCGGTATCAGCCGATACAGTTGGAGCATCTTTAAATGATACGAGATGCTCTGCTTTATGACGAGTACTACCAGAAGCATCGGTGTAAGTTCTGTACTTCCACCAACCAGGAGCGGTAAGTCCTCTAGCTCTGTTGGCAGGAATAGTTGCTTCAGTATCATCAATGTAAATATACTGACCGTCAATTACTTTTGCTTGTGGTTGGTCGGCGGGATCCTGTGCTGGATCTGTGGTCACACTATTAAGTTCGGTAGTAGCACCTACCTTTCTTCTCTGTGCTTCGTTATCTGTTCTGCTATAAAGAGCCATTATCCTCTCCAAAGAGTTATTCTTATTATATTGATATTTATAAAAAAAGGGGAGTTAGCCTCCCCTTACAATTAATCTTAATTTATTTGTTATCCATTGATGGATACTATTTTCTTTAATTTTTTTACTTCTTGCCATCCACTCAGATATGCCAAGTAGAATAATGAATACTATGTCAGCAGCAATGTGACCGACAAAGCATTCCATCACTCAGGAAGAAGAGCTTTTCTGACCATCTCAACTGCTACATCATCAATATCGTTGTCGGTGCCTTTAGCATACGTCTGAAGAAGACGAATGATAAATTCTTTAACTTCACGGCTATTAACAAATTGCTCAACAATTTTTTGAGCGATCCCTAGAAATACTTTCATGATTTTTCTCCTAAAAAATAATTGGGTTTCCCTAATTTATTTAGTATTATTTGGTCTTGGATCTTTTTCTTGACTTCTTAAAGCACCACCAACATATTTTTTATGCTTCTTCTGTTGTTGTTTAAACTCAGGAGAATTTTCATCTGGTAAATTAGGCATCACCTCTACGGTGGGTGCTGCCTTCATTGCTTTTTTTCGTTGATGATCTCCTGCTCAAGAGCAATCATTTCGTCTACTTTTTTCTTAGCAGCAATAATCTTGCTAACTTTACCACGACGACCTTTGAGAAACTTATCTTGCTTGTCTGATTTCCCGTCGTTATTAACGTCAGAATCTTCCTTGCCTACTGGGTCCATACCTTCCTTAACTTCTTTCTTTTTCTCGGGAAGACCTTTGTGTTTAGTTGAAGCAAACTTTTCAGCATCCTTACCAGTCAACGAAGCAGCAGCCTTCTCAACTTTTTCAGAACCATCTTTCGTCCCACCCTTCTTCTTAGCATGAACCATGCCCATGAATCTTTGCTGAGATTTGCTCACAGCTTTTTCAACAATATCACTAAGAGTTACTTGTTCTTTCATCTTTTTCTTTTCTTCTGGGCGCTTACCAAAAGTTTTGTGAACTAGTTTATCTAATTTACCGTGAAACTTAGTTTCATCTTTTTTTTCTGCTCCTTCATCTTCTTCCTTTTCTTTCTTATCTTCTTTCACACAGTTGTCAACTGTCTTGTCACCTTTCTTTTTAGTTCCCATTTGCTTGTATCCTTTCCAACAAGCTTTGCCATCAAGTCCTTTTTCTTTTTCAATAATAATAGTTTCGCCAGTTTCTAATACTGCTTCGTAAGTTGTGCCAACTAACTCATCTGGCATCAACTCAACTTCTTCTTTTTTAACTACGTTAGTATATTTAATTTCAGCACCGTGAGATTGTTTGGGGCCACTACCAGTAGCCAAAACAATTGCTGGATCTGCGGGAGCAGCTTTTTCTTTAGGATCCTTTTTTGAAAAATCATCAAGATCTGTTTTCTTTTCAAGTGACGGAATTGATTCCTCACCGAGATACCTTGCTGCCGACCCAATCAATGCTTTTGAAAAAGCATCATTATATTGAACTTGTGTCGTTGGGTTCTGTCTTTCCATCTTTAAAGATTATGTTTTTCTCCTTTTATTTATGTTTCATCGAGATTGACTTCACGAATATCTTTTACCCAAGCACGAAACATTTTTCCCGATTCGGTTACGGCAATTACATAATTAACACCGGGACGAATAATTTTTCCTTTCTCTCCAGTATTAACATTCATGATGACATCATCTTTCTGAAAAATTTCTTTTTGAATATAACATTCTTGTGTTACTTCTTGTCTTAACTGTTTGAAAGATTTCATTTTGGGGTTTGTTTTAAACGGAGAATAATAGAATTGAACTATCAGGTGTTACCCTGGCATCGTTTTCAAGACGATTTACCGACCATCGGTGCTATTCTCCAATATTACTAATAACCCAGCGTGTATTTTACGGTGGCAAGGAGCACATATCATAATACATTTTTCAATTTCTGCCAATATTGTTTCCCATTTATATCCTTTTCCAGCAAGATAGGAAACTTCTTTTTTCTTATCTTCTCCTTCAATATGATGAAAATCAAAACAACAAGGTGGATGATAATCTCCACAAATTTCACAACATGCTCTTTCAATTTTAAGTTCATTCAGTTTTTGAACTGCCATTTTTTTATGAGCATATTCTCTTTGATATTTAATTTTTTTAAATTCATCAGATTGTTTTTGAGCCCAAAGTTTTTGGGCTTCCCGTTGTTTTGCTTTGTCTTTGTATGGCATAATAAAAAATTAATTGAGTTTTAATTTATTTATAAAAATTAGAACCTTTGTGTCATTTTGATGGTTCAAGTGTGATACATCTCAAGGATATAACAGGGACTTGAACTCTATCATTTCTATTTAGAGATCGTCTTCTGCTCTGTGCTCTGAGTAATAAATGTCAAACGCTCCACCTGGATAACGCTTCTCAAGCTTCTTCACATTACGTTCAATGACTTCATTAAACGAAACTCCAAGAGCCTGTGTTGCTTGAGCAACATACCACATAATATCACCGAGTTCAATAATCATATGCTCTCGGTTATCTTCGTTGAATGGTTTGCCTTGAAAAACCATCTTCTTGACGATCTCAAGAAACTCGCCACCCTCAGCATTAATGCCAACGCCAGCAGTAAGCAATCGTTCAATATTGGCACCCTTAGAATCAAGCTCAACAAGGCGATCAGCCAGTGAACAAAAATCTTTAGAGGCATCGCTGGTAACAGCATCTACAAATTCTTCGTAACGTTGGAAAACAATAGTATCAGACATAAGTTAAATTACAAATTTAGAAAATTTATCAAAACGGTTTTGTTTGGTGGAAGCTTCTTCCAAGTATTCATAAGGTTCTTCTGCCTTATCGGCAACTAGATCACCTTCAGAATCATCTACATTATACAGCTTCATCTTCGCTCTGTCAATACCCACCGTAAACTTTCGGTAGTACGTGGGATCGTTGTAACGATTCTTGAGTTGCTTAACCATGATCCTACCCGACTGCTCAAGTTCTTCCGTAGCAATAAGAGCAAACATAAAATCTGCTGTAGCAGGAAGACCAAAGGATTCGGAAGTGTCGGTGAGATCAACATCTGATGAACTATTATGAGTTAAAATATCATTCGCATAAAACAAATGATTTCCGGATACTTCAATATCTATCATTTCTCTTTCATCAAGTTCTTCAATTTTTAGAATTTTTTTTAACATAATTTTTGTATTCTCCCATTAACAAAACCTTTTTGGATATATTTTGGATAATCCCAAGAATCAATACTTATAGATTCTATCATATTATTAACCCAAATAGATCCTTGCCCCATTTCCCATCCAGTTTGTAAATAAAAATCAACTTCTTCTTTCTTAACAAATTTTCTTTTTTTTAAATTATTGTTGAATATCCAAGTTCTACCAGAAGAATCTTTTGATATTTTATCTTTATGTTCTTGCGTTAATTTTTTCCCTATCTTACTTTTAGAAATTTTGTCTTTTGTTTCTTGAGAATGATTTGTATTAAATTTTGTATAAAGTCCAAGAGAATATCTATCTTTTTTAGTTTTTGACATTTTTTCTTTTGATTGCTGAGAGAAACTTATTCCATAGTTCCACACTCTTCCGTTTTTAATATTATCTTGTATTTGTTCTTGATTTGCTCCATGATAGTGCTTTTCATAATTACAAGTCTCATATCTCATATTGTATCCCCCACCATCAATATGATTAGATTTATATTTGCGGAGATAATAATCCTCTTTCATTCTTGCCTCACTTTCATCAACTTCTTCTATGACTTCAATAGTAAAGTTTCTTTTACCGTATTCAATAATAGCATCAGACAGAAGTTTATTACCTTCGTGCCTTCCAAGGGCGACATGTTCTTGTAATCTTTTATCCAAATCAAATTTAGTTAGTCCAACATAATACATATATGGATTGACTGCTGTGTTAGTAATTAGATAAATCTTTACTTTCATATCAGTAAGTTATACTACTATTATTTATAAGAAGTATAACTTACACAC